GATACTGGAAATGTCCAGCCCATCACGGCGACCGACGACACATTCGGACAGCAGGTAGAAACCTGGCCGACGGATAGTGCGTCAATCGCCTGCGGACTGGATATGCGCCCTGGTTCGGAGCGGCATGGCGTGGACAAAACAGTTGTCGAATACGATGCCACTGTGCGCGTGCCGATAGCTACCACCGTTGATATGCGGGATCGCTTCCGTGTGACGAAGCGGTTTGGTGAAACGTTATCTACCGCGCTCATCTTTTCAATTGCCGCCCCGCCCCAGCGCGGCCCGTCTGGAATTAGACTACTTCTGAAACGGATCGAGATATGAGTAAAGATGTGATCGTGCTTAAGAATAATATCAATGCCGTCCGGGGCGTCATTACCGGCGCGGCATTAAAAAGCGCGGTCATGGCCGGCGGCGGCGTATTGCAGAATTACGCCAAGATAAACGTAGAAAAAACATTCTCCGGTAAATCTACTGGCGCAGCAGGACTCGGCGAAAGTATCAAGACGATTGTAAGTACATCCACTGAAACGAAAGCCGAAGTGGATGTTGGGCCGACCGTTATCTATGGCGCGATTCGCGAGTTCGGCGGGATGATCCTGCCAGTACACGCAAAAATGTTATCCTGGCTTTTGGGGAGCGGGAGCAGTGGCAAGAAAAAACAGAAGGCGCTGGGACGCGTGTTTGTAAGCGACGGGCGCGTATTCGCCGAAGCCGTGCAAGTATTCCCGACCCCATATCTGCGGCCGGCATTCGACGAACACAAAGATCAAATCGTGGACGCCATGATGTATCAAATCAAAAAAGCAATTGCGCAGGCGGCAATATGACCACCACGATAGACGAAGGTCTTATCGCTTATCTCAGGACTTATCCTGCCGTAAACAATTTGGTGGCGGCCAGAGTCTACGGGATGATGATCCCGCAAAAGGCGACGCTGCCTTGCATCACCGTCCAGCGCATTTCGACGGCGCGCATCAGCACGATGGACAGCAGCGGCGCGACAGGAGATCTGACCAGTCCGCGCTTCCAGATAGACACTTGGGCGACTACGCAAAAAAGCGCAAAAGCAATTACAGACGCGATACGGGCAGGGCTGAACGGGCATACTGGAACTACTGGAACGGGTGTCACAATTCGGGCTGCGCTGGCTACCGAAGAGGCGCCATCATACGACCCTGAAACGGGATTGTACCGTTGCCGAAGTGAATTTCTCGTGTGGTATGAAGAAGCTTAAGGAGTAAACAATGTCTAATAAATATGCTGCTTTTGGAGTGTCGCTGGATGCGGGTATCCAGCAAGTAGAAACGGCGGTTATCGTTGGAACTATTACGGGTTCTGGCAATGCCACCATAACAACCACAGTAAGCGGAATGGCCGGTTCCCCGCTGGCTACGGTTGTAGCTGTTTTGATCACCGACACGCCGGATACCGTCTGCACTAAATTTGCAGCGGGGCTTAATGCGGTTGGTGTCATTACTGCCCTTTTCAAAGTTGTGGCGAATGGGCCGAACCTGATTTTTACCAGATTGGTTGCCGCTGCTGACGACAACACGCTGAACATTGCTTATACCAATACAACGTGTACCGGTCTGACGCCGGACGCTTCGAGTGATGCGACCACAGCGGGCGTAGCGGCTGTTGAGATTGCCGCCGTGACAAGTCTCGGCGGGCCGAGTCTGGCGGTGAATACTCAGGATGTGACCACGCACGACCAGGCAACCGCGTTCGAGGAAGTTGTGGCTACCATCATTCGCAGCGGCGAAGTCGCAATAGATATTATCTACGATCCAGCAACGGCAACGCATTACGCCTCTGCGGGCGGCGTGGTGTACAAGTTGCAGAACAGGCAATACACCTGGTTCAATTTGACGTTTTTCAGCACCTACAACTGGACGTTCTCCGGTTATGTGACTGGCTTCACGCCCGGTGCGCCAGTCGAAGGCGCGCTGACGGCCTCGGTGACGATTAAAATCACAAATGCGCCAGTGTTAGAATAAGGAGAAATGAAATGACAAAATATGCTGGTTTTGGCACAGCCCTGAAAAAAGGCGGCGTGGAATACGCCAATGTAACAAATATCAGTGGCCCCGGATTATCACTCGATACTGTGGATGTGACCAGTCACGATCAAACAACCGCCTGGGAAGAGGTCGTAGGGACGATCCTACGCAGCGGCGAGGTCACGATGGAAATCGTCTACGACCCTGCAACGGCAACGCATAAATATGCCGCGGGCGGGTTGCTTTATGACTTGGTGCAGCGCACCTCGATTCAGTTTACGCTCGTGTTCTCTGACACTGCGGCCACTACCTGGACGTTCAACGCCCTGGTGACCGGCTTCACGCCAAGCGCACCGGTGGAAGGTGCGCTGACGGCGACCGTAACATTTAAGTTGACGGGCGCTCCAACGCTTGTCTAATCTCATAGCGGCTAGACCGCAGAAAGGCATGACACGGTGATGACCACACTTAAACGTGACGACATCCTGAAAGTACAAGACATTCAAACTGAACTGGTACACGTCCCCGAATGGGGTGGGGACGTGTATGTCAAAGGTTTGGATGGCACAGAACGCGATCTATTTGAGGCATCTTTTGTCGAGAATCGCGGCAAGGGCAATACTCGTATCAAGCTCGAAAATATCCGAGCCAAGTTGGTCGCTCTGACCGCTTGTGACGAGAACGGCGAGCGGCTATTTGCGAGCAAGGACGCCGAAGCGCTTGGCAAGAAATCGGCTGCTGCACTCCAGCGCGTCTTTGAAGTTGCTCAGCGTTTATCCGGTCTGACGCCGGATGATGTGGAGGAGTTGAAGAAGGGGTTGGAAGAAAACCCTTTCGGCGCTTCACTTTCCGCCTAGCGATGGCGTTGGGTATGCCCCGCGCCGAAATGCTGGCGCGCATGAGCAGCATGGAAATTACCGAATGGGTTGCATTCGCCTCATTGGAGCCGTTTGGTTCGGAGACCCATTATTTCGGCCATGCAATCACGGCGTCCACCATAGCCAATCGCCTTCGAAACAAAGGCGAGCGGGCATATAAAGCCGAGGAGTTCATGCCGAAATTCGAGAAGAAGGTGCAATCCGTGGACGAAATGCTCCAATTCGCCAGCATGATGACAGTGGCGATGGGAGGGAAAATTGATATTGACGCGCGCGATGGAGGTGAGCCATAGCCACGCTGATGAGTTTGCTTGTTAAATTGGGAATTGATTCTGCTGAAATGGATCGCGGCCTGGCAAAGGCTGAGACCAACGTTGGCAAATCCATGAAGTCCATCGGCAAAAGCATGATGAGGGTTGGCGGGGTGATGACTGCCGGATTGACTTTGCCTATCGTTGCTGCGGGCGTAAAGATGATTTCAGCGGCCAGCGATATGGAAGAGAGCATTAATAAAGTCAATGTCGTTTTTGGCGAGGGCGCGGGCGAGATTCAATCGTGGGCAAAAACGGCAGCTACATCTATGGGCATGAGCAGTCAACAGGCATTGGAGGCTGCTGGTACTTATGGCAACCTGTTCCAGGCGATGGGGTTGGGCCTGAAACCCGCTACTGACATGAGCAAGGCGATAGTGGGTCTGGCGGCAGATATGGCGAGTTTCAACAATGCCTCGCCGGAAGAAACTTTGTTAGCATTGCGCTCCGGGCTATCCGGTGAAATGGAGCCTCTGAAAAAATATGGCGTGGCGCTGAACGAAGCCGCGATGAAGAGCATGGCATTGTCGATGGGACTGGGCGACAACATCCTGGCGTTAAGTGAGGCGGAGAAAGTACAGATACGCTATGCCATCATTGTAAAGCAAACGTCTATGGCGCAAGGTGACTTTGCCAGGACATCTGAAGGATTGGCTAACACTACCAGGATCGCAAAAGCGCAGATCGCGGACATGTCCGCGACGATGGGGGCGCAACTCCTGCCAATTGCACTCAAAGGCGTCACTGCTCTAAGCGATTTGGTTGGCAAATTTAGCGCGTTGACATCGGGACAACAAAAAACGATTGTGATAACCCTGGGCGTTGTCGCTGCGATTGGGCCGCTGATTACAATCACTGGTGGATTGATTACTGCTATTGGTACAATTACCGGGGCGCTCACAGCGTTGAATGTTACCGCTGGAATAACGACTGGAATCTTGACGGCTGCCGCTCTCCCAATACTCGCAGTAGTTGCCGCGATAGGTTTAGTTGTTGCCGGCTCTCAGTTGTTAGGTAGTGCAATGAAGAAGAATTCTTTAGCCGTATCGGATTATACAGATGAGATGATGGGATTTAGGAATGCACAGTGGTATGTCGAGGACGCTACCATTACTGTGACTGCCGCCACCGATTCTGCCACTCAGTCCTACACTGCCTGGGCATTGGCGGTGGAGAATGGGATAGTTACAACCGCAAGCGCAGCAGGGGAAATAGAGGCACTGGCAGAGGCCATGGAGGATCTGGGGACGCAATATAGCGCCGTGTCCTCGCTGGGGCAGATATTTACCAAGCAAACAGAAGATATGGATGTTGCCCTCCAGAACGCGAAACTTGCGCAGGAGGGGTACGACGCGGCATTACTATCCGGTACGGGAATTGAGGACGCCACGACGAACCTCGGTGAAGCGCAAAAAGCTGTTGAGAATCTTCAGACCGCGCAGGATTTGCAGACCGCTGCTTGGATGCTGAACTGCCTGACGCAGGCGCTGGGAGTGGATGGTATCACATCCGGAGAGATGGCATTCCTGCTTCAGTATCAGATAGACACCGGGTTAATTTCGGCAGACGCAGCTATACGCGCGCAGGCACAATGGGATTCGGCGATGAAGATGGTAGACGGGTACAATACTGCTACAGGTGCCGCGAATGGCATCACGGGCGCGCTGAATAGTATCCCGGCGCATGTTACCAGTACCATAGACATTAGTACAAATCAAATCACACGTTGGTTTGACATCGAGCATGGCATTGGACGTGCAGCGGGCGGCGCATTTTCTGGTTGGGCAATGGTAGGTGATACGCCTAGTGGCGGGATTACACCATATACCGAGTGGGTGTACGGGACTGGAGTAGTTTATAACCAGGCGCAGATGGCTGGAATATCTGCTCCGCCGATGGCTGGCGGAGGTAGTTTTGGCGATATTGCTTCCCCATCTCAGCCGATTCTGGACGAAGCGAAACTGGCGCGCATGATCCGAGACGCGATTTTGCAGGTGGTCAAATGACTACTGTGTATCCGACCAGCTATAAAATTTTTGCTTATTTAAGCGGGGCTTGGACAGATATAACCGCCGATGCCATCAAGGACAATATCAGCGGGAGTTGGGGCATTGTTGGCAATTCTCCTCTTGATCGGTTGGCCGACACTGGTTCTTTGACGTTCACACTTAACAACAAAACGGGTAAATACTCTCCTGATTTGACTGGAGCTTTAGTCGGTTGGAAAAAAGGCACGCCAATCAAATTCATCGTCACTTATGGCGGTGTAGATTATATACGTTTCCGGGGCGCGGTAGATGTGCTGCGAATAGAATCTGGTACATCCAGCGCTGGACGTGTTTTTGTTACTGTCCTAGACTGGCTGGATTACGCTGCGAAATATCCGCTAGTCAGTCCTGGCATTCAGGCTGATAAACGCGCAGATCAGGCACTTACAACCATGGTTCCGACGATGCCCATCCAGCCACAGGCTATCAGCTACGACACCGGCGTCAATACATTCCCCGCGCTTTTCGACACTGTGACAACCAAAACGAAGGCGTACACCGAGTTCAGCAAGCTGGCATTATCCGAAGTGGGCTATATCTATCTCAGGAAAGACAGGGCAGGCGGCGAGACGCTAGTATTCGAGAGTAATCAATATCGTCATGGATTACGAGGCCTTACAAATATTCCCAAATCGACGGCGGAAAGTGGTTTCCTACTCAAAGAAGATGGCGGATTCTTGCTCAAAGAAGATGGCGGCAAAATCATCTTAGACGAGATCGAGACACTCTACGTAGACAATGCTATGCTCGCAATGGAGACGGTCTACGGCGATAATCTAATAAACCGCATGACCGTCATGGCTTATCCAAAACGTGTCAGCACGTCACCAGAAATATTATTCACGGCGGCTTCACCAATTATGATTGGCTCGGCAGAGACGATAACTTTTCGCGGGAACTATTCCGATCCGGTGGGCGGCGCGACGGTAAATGCTGAAAGCAGCACGATGATCGCACCCGTCATCAATACGGACTACAAAATGTGGACAAATCAAGACGGGACAGGGACAGACATCACCGCAAACCTGACTATCGTGGCAGTCTATGGCACGGAAGGCGTCACCTACACACTGACCAACGGCTCAATTTACACAGGCTGGGTTACGAATCCAAAGTTGCAGGCGCGCGGCTATGGAATCTACTCATACAATCCAATCGAAAGCGCGCAGGAAAGTGCGGCGTCTTATAACGAGTATGGTTATCAATCCGCAACATTGCACCAGCAATACCAGCGTGAGTTGACAAGTGGTATACTGGAGGCACAGAAGATTCTGGAAGCGGAGAAGCAGCCGCGCACCGTGCTGAGAAAAATCAACCTGAACGCGAACCGGTCTGGCCAGATGATGCAGGCGTTCCTGAACCTGGACGTGGGCGATCTGGTGCGCATCAAAGAAGACCAGACTGGCATTGACGGATATTACTATATTCAAGGTGTCGAATTTTCAATTTTACCCGGAGGTGTCATCATGTTTAGTTGGATTGTACGACAGTCGTTTTCGCTGCTGATGGGGTTATCGCTGATTAGTTGCGAGTTCAGGGGTGGCGCAACAAAAGACGCTATCAATTATGGCTACCTGCCGCAGGTGTCGAATTTACCTCAGAGAACATTCAGTGTGTGGATTTATGCACACACTGCCTTTCAAGATTACATAATGGGTCCATATTCGGACAAATTTGGGGCTAATATTCACCTACAGTCAGATTTCAGTATTCGGTTTCGTCAAAATGCCGGGCCAACAGGGACGAGCGGAGTATGGAAAACTCCAGCTTGGTCAGTTGCGCAGAACGCCTGGGTACACATCGTTGCTACACGCGATTCATCCAATCGTTTGAATCAACCAATTATTTATATTGGTGGTACTGCACAAAATCTTACAGAAGAAGTTGTGCAAAGCGAGGCAACTCCTGATGAAACAGGCGTAGGTTTTTTCATCGGTAATATGAAAACGGCAACGGTAGATTACACATGGCCTTTCGATGGCCTCATCAAAGACGCCCGTGTCTATAACCGCATCCTGACCGCTACCGAAGCCGCGACGCTCGCGGCAGGTGGCGCCGTCACGGATGGCCTGGTATTCCAATCGTTTTGCGTGCGCACGAAGCAATTGCCGTATTACACCGGCAAATCACTAACCAGTGAAGATAAACTACTTGATAATGTCTTTGGGGTTGTAGGGAGTCCCCATGGAAGTCCGATAACGGGGGTTAAACTTATTGGCGCAGATGATGGTATTGGAGTTTATGAGTTTGCTGCTAATACTTTAGGTCTTGGTAAATATGTCGCTGTGGCATCGGGAAATATGACTTACTTTAGGATAAAATGCAACGCTGGTGTGAACATCAAGGGAGGCATTTACGCTGATGATGCTGGTGCACCTGGAGCACTGCTTAATTCTATTCCTAGCACAGCGATTGTAGCAGGATGGAATGCTGTTGTGTTTCCGAGCACACCTATCGTGCTTGGAACCGCTTATTGGCTTGCATTCAATGCAGACGTGATTGGCAAGGTTGCAGTCCACACATCTGGAGGAACCACGAAATATAAAGCTCTTGCATACGGATCAGCTTTCCCCAATCCTGCCGGAGTTGGATTTATAGATTGGGGAGGTCAATTGTTTATCGCTGGATGGGGTTAAAATGAAAATCAAAAATATGCTTGCGATACTTGTGATAGAAATCGTTCTATTGTTTGTGATAATCTTCGCTGCCGATGCGTATTCGCCTCCCCGTGTGCAATGCGGTTTTGTTCAAGGTACTGACCATTCCGCAATCGTTTGCACTGATGGCACGATATATATAATGCGCGGCGGCGGAATAACATGAAAGGAGATTGCTATGCCAACTGATGATAAAATCACCGCTTTACCCGCTGCTGCTGCTGCACAAGCAACTGAATTGATAGCGGTGGTACAAGATGTCCCCACAGTTCCAGAGATCAGAAAAGCTGTCTTTGGCAGGGGAATTGCCAGTGGGATTGCAACGCTTGATGCAAATGCGAAGGTGGATAAGTGGGTGACTGGACGCGCTCGCGGACTTGCCAGCAATCCACAGGCGCTCTACACCCAACGCGCCCAGATCGTAATGTTCCGAACGGATGCAGCGATCACCATCACTCGCATTCACATCCACGGCTCGGATACCACTCCCACCACCGAACTCGCTGGCGACCTCAAGTTTGCCGACGATATCAACATTGGCGGGTTTGCAAACGCCACAATCATTGATGTTTGCGATACGACCAATGGTGTCGTGACTATCACTGAGGGCTTCGACGATGCTACTGTCCCGGCTAATAAATATGTCTACTTTCAAATGGATGCAAGCCCCCACGCGGATTGGAAGGACTTTTATATTGAAGTCCAATACACCTATGACTAAGAGGCAACAAAATGGCTTTAGTATCCAACGGTAAAACGTACACCCTGACCGCGCCGCATGCGTCCTACCCTGACACCGGCGGGGTGGAATTGACAGACGGAGCGGTAGGTCCTCTTGATCCCTTAACCGCCTGGGTTGGATGGAGTTCTGTCAGCCCAACAGCCAGGATTGATTTGGGTGCCGCCTACAATTTGGGTTATGTTCGATTTCACTATTATATTTGGGAGGTGAATGGTCTTTACTCTCCGAATCAACTTATTGTGTATGGTTCGAACAACGATGTCGACTACGCCAACCTCGGCACGTTCGTCAAAGTAACAAATTGGACTGACGGCGGCGCGCAGGCCGTCTACTGGTCTAACAACCTGGTCGTAACCGGAAGCTACCGATACATCAAATTCGCCTTCACGTACCAAACAGCCTGGATATTCCTCTCGGAACTGCAGGTTTATTCAGCCGGTGGTGGTTTTTTCCTAATGTTCTAGGAGGCACAAATGAGTAGAGCGCGCGGAATCGACATCAGTTATTATGACATTAGTTTCGATCCATCGAAGGCGACCGAGCCAATTGATTTCGTAATTCAA